CTTTTGTTCGTAGTTGGCGAGCAAGGCGTCAATAACAATGGCATTGCCCAACCAAAGCTAGAAGGCGTATTTCTTGGTAACAACGCCTTAGACACTATTTACGAAGACTTTTTTGCTTTGTATTGGAAGAAAGGACTTTCAGAAGGAGGCAGCAATCGTGTTGTTGTTGGCGACTTGATTGAAGGAACTCGCGGAGATCTTTCGACAGGCGATCCATCCACTGAGAACGACGCAAGTGCTGAAGTTTTTGTCTGTCCGACAAATGTTCAAGACCTTGATACAGCGTTTTGCCATGCGTACACACCAGCAAACAACACTCAATTTGGCGTTTATGGAGCGATACCAAATGGAACAGGTTATCGCTTAAATTATCAAGTTATTACTGTACCTAGAGACGACATAAAGAAAACAGCGCAAAGAGTAAACATAGTCAAACGCCTTAAAATTATCGGTGATCTAAACCTGGGGCGTGACGGTGGTGGTGATGTAGAAGCCGGGACAAAGCCAAAAGATAATAATGCGTACTTGCACACGGTGCAGGATCAGCATCATGAAGGCGAAGGCCGTCAATACAGCCCACGGATGGGAATCTGGAGTTTTAGAAGTCCCGGCGGTTCACTCACAACAGTTGATGGAAACTTTAGTGGGCAAAGGTCAGCAGTTTTAGATGTAGCAAAAGACGACGAAATAAACTTTAGGATTTCTGCAACCGAAATTCCTTCAGATGCTTATGAAGGTAGAAAAGATCAGGCTGGAGAAAAAGTCGAGGATATTAATTCAACAGTTCGATCGGAACAGCTAGCTGCAGATGATGAGATGCAGATTGGTGAAATTTTTGCAATTGCTGGCACGGTATGGAAGGTAAGAAGGCGTAGCTTGGCGCGGTTCAACCCTGATGAATCAAAGACAGATCAATTGATTAATCTCGTGTGCATTGACACGGATGAATCACTACAAAAGAAAATAGGCATTGTTAGTGAAAGCAAGGTTATAGCGCCAGAGGTTTACCTTGATGACTTAGACGGCATTGGAGCGGGGTTCTTTCCTTTAACCAAGATTGCCACAGGCACAATACGAAACAATAGACCCGCAATTGTTACTGAGCTTGGCATTAAAAGTTCGGTTTACCAAAACTTGCAAGGACTATGTTCTTTTCCTGGTCTGCCAACAACTAGCGAAATAAAAGAGTTTGGGCGAGACAATATAACAGTATCTACCGGAACGATTAATTCATCAATTGCGAGGTCATCAGCTTTTCATTTATATGTAAGAAAGGCTGGACTTGACGCCAATGGGGACAGTTTTAAGTTCCATCGCATGGCCCCTTTCTTTGCGGTTGTGGGACGTAAACCAGTCTCGCAATACAATTTTATTCAAGTAAGACATCCGTCTCAAGAAGAACTTGAATACAAAATTGTGCCGTTGCCTGGTGCTGAATTAAGAGCAGTGTCAGACGAGCAAGAGTTTATCCAGCTTTCAGCTGCAGCAGCTGATGGCCCTAACAGGGTTAAACAGGTTGTAAGGCAAGATAGCGTTCCAGGTATTGGAACTTTCACTCTCGTAACAGCAGGGTTTTTAACAACAAAGCTGTCTTTACGTTTAAACAAAGAGTTTATTCAAAACCCAGTTTCAGCTTCGGGGTCAGGGTCAGAGACAAGCCCAAGTGTTGTCACAAGGGAATTAACCCTGCCAGTTGATGGCCTTGATCCTGAGAGTCAAGTTAGTGCTATTGAGCATGTTGCAAATATATCAAACCTTAGTGACGCGACAAGCGGCAGAAATGGTGCAATGACTTACGAAATTGCAGGCAACTCAGACACGCATCCAGCTAGTATCGGTTCAACGATTAACGTAACAACAAGGGAATATGTAGATTCAAACAATGTAAATCGATTTGTAATGATTGAATGGACGTTGCGAAAACAAGAACTTGGTGCCGACCATTATGCCCGTGCCAATGGTAAGACTACGGTTTGGGCACCAATAGCGACCAGGGTTGTATTTAGCTCTACGGATTTTGCTGCTGGGCAGGAGTTTGAAGTTAAGCGCGGAAATGGTTCAACAGCTGTATTCCCAAATGGAAGCACTGCTTACTCCAACTCAAATCCATTTAAAAACAACAACCCTGCTGGAACGTTGCAATCGTCAGGGCAAAGATTTCGAGTTACGGGCATGACGACTATTCCAACCGTTTTCGGTCGGAACCAAGGTTTTTACTATCAACTTTTCGGTAGCGCACAAAATTTCAGCATTGGCGAAATTGCAAGTGCTGAAAAAACTTATACAGCATCTGGCTCAAAAAGCATTCGTCTTAAATTTGTATCAACAGTAATGCAACAGGATGACCATTGGTCAGGTCAAACCCAAGGCTGGAGCGAACCAACTATCACTGTTGTAACTGGAGGCAGTACCACTTCCAATTGGGACATAGGAGACACATTTGAAGCGTTAGAAACTATTTCAACAACTAATCCATATCGTACTGTTTATGCCGCAACCGGCTTCAGGGGAAGAATAGCTGAGAGAACAACTGTCGATCTAACGGCTACATTCACTGGCGATGTAATCTTTGAAGGCCAAAGCCAATATGCAGACGTTAGTCTTTATAGAAGTTTAGTGCAAAAATCTAATGCTTCTGAGCCGGAGCATCAGGTTGTCTATGTAAATGAGATTATGCCTAATGATCAAAAACCGGCTTTTAACAATTTAACTTTGGCAGGCTTCTCCTTGCGAGCAACCCGAAACTTTACCCAACTTGATCAACTGAGAACATGGCTTGGCAGCGGGATACAAGTCGAAAGGCTGCATCCTGACTTGAGTGTTTATGGATCTGGAAGTCAAGCTCAAGGCCCAAGCAATCTGTTTACTGATCTAGTTTTTTACTTGCTGACTGATCAGATGGGTGGAGCGGGAGCTGTACTGCACATGACCTCCGACAACCCATCAATAGTTGACAAAAACTTGTTGATTGAAACTTCTAAATTTTTAGTAAAGCAAGAGCTTTTCTTTAACGGCGTTATTGGAGAGATGACAAATTTACGTCAATTTGTTATGGACTTGGCCCCTAACTTTTTATGCAACTTTGTTCTTGCAGACGGTAAGTTTTCGCTGGTGCCTGCGGTGCCGTACATCCACGAAAGCGGTGCTATTAACTTAGGCGTTGTTGAAATTAATCAACTCTTTACCGCCGGAAACATTCTTGAGGATTCGTTCAAGCTTGAGTACTTGAGTTCAGAAGAGCGTAGGCCGTTTAAGGCGGTCGTGCGTTACAGGCAGGAGGCCAAGAATAAGCTGCCAGAAGAAAGGGTAGTAGAGGTCAAGATCCCAGGTTTAGACGAGTTCGACCCAAACATTGACTTGATGCCTCAGGAGCAATTTAACTTGACGCAGTTCTGCACATCAAAGAATCATGCAATAAAAGTGGCCAAGTATTTTCTTGGATTGAGGCAGCTAGTTACGCACACCATTAGCTTTTCAACAACAGTCCACGGATTGAATTTAAAAGCTGGTTCATTTATCAAGGTCGTTACAGAGTCAAGCCCGTACAGCTCTGCTAACAACGGATCAATTAGTTCAACTGGGCAAGTCGTCAGTGTTTCTCCTTTGAGTGACGGGCAATACAACGTTTCTTACTTTCAAATCAACTCAGAGGATGTTGAGACTGGAACGATGAATGTCAGTAATGAGGTGGTTGCTGACTCAACGTTCCACAATTCCGTCTTCACCTTGACTAATCCTGAGGTATCTCAAAACGTTTATGTTGTTGAACAATTAACGTTCTCGCAGGAGGGCACTGTGGACATCGTTGCATCAGAGCACCCTTGCAACGATGATGGCAGCAGTAAGCTTGCCCACTTGATAGAGAATGGATCCTTTGTCATTCAACCCAGCTAATGGCATTTCCTGAGCTTGTCCCAACCAGTCGCGCTTTTGATCCTGGAGATTATCCGATCAAAACGTTCAAGTCGCAAAGCGGCGCTGAAACACGGATCCTGTACGGCAGCGAACGTACCAACGTAAAACTGCAGTTGTCTTACGCCAACATTGGCGATGCGTCAGCAGAGCTGTTTCTTGACCATTTTGACGAAACAAAAGGCACCTTCAACACTTTTGATTTACCTGACGGGTCTTTGTCGGGTTGGAGCGGAAACACTGATGCCTTGCGCTCAGAGCCGACAACAGTTCCGACTGTGACACTTGTTGTGACAGTTGCGGCTTCTGGTGGCGCTAACAAGTATCGGATTGATGGGTCTTCGACAGACAACCAAACATTGACGCTGACTGAAGGCACTGTTTATTTGTTTAGCCAAGCGGACTCGTCAAACTCTGGCCATCCATTGCGTCTAAGTACAACAAGCGATGGTACTCATGGCAGTGGTGCTCTTTACACAACAGGCGTAACAACCTTTGGAACTGCTGGCAGTGCTGGAGCGTACACACGAATCAAAGTCGCTAAAGACGCCCCAACCTTGTATTACTACTGCGTCAATCACAGTGG